GTGTCGGTGCGGGAGCGACGAACCCTACGAGGAGGTGTGTCTGTGCTACAAAAAGACCGACGGTGGCAAGGTGCAAAGTTTCGACACGGAGCGAGAGCTTCTCGAGGCGTTTCAAAGGTATCTTCGAAATGCGGACGTCGACATCATCACGGGGTGGAACATTTTCGGGTTCGATTTAGAATACATCATGAAACGTGGTCTCGTGTGTAAGTGTGCGCCAGAGTTTTACGAGATGGGTAAATTCAAGAACACGTCGTGCGAGATGCTCTATAAGAAGTTGTCTTCGAGTGCCCTGGGCGATAACGAGTTGAAACTTTTGCCCATGAGTGGTCGGTTCATCTTTGACCTCTTTCACGAAGTCAAGAAGGGGTACAAGTTGGACAGCTACAAACTGAACAACGTGGCGCAACTGTACCTGGGCGATCAGAAGTTGGACATGCCCCCGAGAGAGATTTTTAGAAGGTTTCAGGGGGGCGACGCCCGTGAGTTGGGTGAAGTGGCTGATTACTGCATCAAGGACACCCTCCTTCCACACAAGCTGTTGGCGAAGTTGTGCATCCTCGTCAACCTCCTGGAGATGGCGAAAGCCACGTCGGTGCCGCTGTGTTTTCTCGTCGAGAGGGGGCAGCAAATTAAAGTGTTTTCGCAATTGTGTAAAAAGGCGGCGGAGCTCGGGTTCTTGGTTCCAGTCATCTACCAAGGCACGCTCCCAGAGGAAGGGTACGAAGGGGCCACCGTCCTTGACGCCCAATCCGGGGCGTACTACGCACCGATCACCGCGCTTGATTTTGCGTCGTTGTACCCATCCATCATGATGGCCCACAATCTGTGCTACAGTACCTTGGTCATGGATGAGCGACGCTATGGGAACGTCCCAGGGGTGGAGTACGAGACGTTCACTCTCGCATCGGGGAAGTCGTACACATTCGCACAAAACGTGCCGAGTTTGCTCCCGACCATCTTGGCAGAGCTCAAGCAGTTTCGTAAACAGGCGAAGAAGGACATGGCCGCGGCGACCACGCAGGCGATGAAGGAGGTGTACAATGGTAAGCAACTGGCGTATAAGATTTCCATGAATTCATGCTACGGGTTCACCGGCGCCGCAAAGGGCATCTTGCCATGCGTCGCCATCGCGTCGTCGGTGACGTTCAAGGGGAGGTCCATGATTGAAGAGACCAAGAACTACGTGGAAGCCAACTTCCCAGGGGCAAAGGTGCGTTACGGTGACACGGACTCCGTCATGGTTGAATTCGACGTGCAAGGGCGCACGGGGCAAGATGCCATCGACTACAGTTGGGAGCTCGGCGAGCAGGCGGCGGCGCAGTGCACAAAGTTGTTCAAGAAGCCCAATGACTTGGAGTTGGAAAAGGTGTACATGCCGTACATTCTCTACAGTAAGAAACGCTACGCGGCCAAGTTGTGGGAAAAGGGCAAATCTGGCAAAGTGGAGTTCAAGTACGTCGACGTCAAGGGATTGCAGTTGGTGCGTCGGGACAACACCCCCCACGTCCGCGAGGTGTGTAAAGAACTCCTCGACGTCATTCTTGAATCCTCCGAACCCGAACCACCACAGGTTTTGGCGAGGCAGAGGGCGCTGGAGCTCCTGACGGGAGATGTGCCCCATTCGAAGCTCGTACTGAGTCAGTCGCTCTCGGACACGTATAAAGTCAAGGGCACCCCCGTGTCCATCAAAGACATCGACCGAAGTTGGGACATCTCCATGGGACACGTCCAGGTGCATAACAAGATGCGCCAGAGAAAGCCCGGTTCGGAACCGCAGAGTGGCGACCGCGTGCCTTACCTCCTGACGAAGACGGACGACCACAGGGCGCGGGCGTTCGAAAAGGCTGAGGACCCACAGTACGTGGAAGAACACGACATTCCCGTGGATTACCACTATTACTTCTTAAATAAGTTTTTAAACCCCGTATGCGACCTTCTCGAACCCCTAGTTCCAGAACCAAAGCAAACTATTTTTGGGGAAATAATTGAGAAGAATAAACCCCCAAAGAAGAAGAGGGCCCCTGCGAAGCAAAAGACCACAATCGCACAATTATTTAAAAATTTCGAGCTCTCTAAAATCACAGACGATGGACGACCTCAGTCAGAGGATTTCAAAAATGATGGAGGATGAGGTCGAGCGACGCGTGCGGTCGCAGCTCGACGCGGTCACTTTGGAATACAACGAAAAACTCGACGGATACATCAACCACATCGCGACGCATCACAACATATCAAAGGACCTGCTGCTTCGCGATGTGCCCGCGTTCACGGACAGGACGAGATGTAAGGGGGTGAAGAAGGATGGGGTGCGGTGCACGCGTCGAGGGACGCACCATGGGTACTGCACGATGCACCTGTATCAACGAGAGAAGTTGCAACCCGTGGCCATCGACATGTCGACGTCGCACATCCATGGCATGGACGTGCTGTATCAAGACAATTGCCCCGCGTGCTTAGAATTAGACCGAAAGAAGCTTATAGATTTAAACAGTATATTATTCAATAACAATGAGTAAATCAGATATTCTACTATCATCCATCAATGCATTTTACAACGACGAAAAGAATAAAGCTACACTCGTGAACGTATTGAACAAAAAATCAGGAATCTCCCTTCGAAACTTGGAGTGGTTCATCACGAACTACGCCAAGAAAAATCACACCTCGTACAAGACGGACGACGGCAAAGTCTTCACCGTCCACACCGCGTACAAGAGTTCGCTCTTGGGCTATAGTAAAAAGTTGTTCGACCCCTTCTGTCGCGCGGAGAAGATTTCGTACGCCATTCCTGGAACAGATGAGGAAATTCAGACGACCGTGGCGCAGTTGAATTTCATCAAGTGGTGTATAAAGAATGACGTCATCACGTTTATGCACGCGCACAGAGACGCGCTCATGGCGAATAAGCACGAGACATGAACCCATTCTCGAAATTGAAGGTTTCGTAGCCAGTGTAATACATGTGTAAACTATACGTCTCCACGGTCGGTAAAAGGTCGCACTCGATGATCGTCCTGTTCGACGCCAACTGACTGAAATCTAAACTCCCCGACGGTTGAACATTCACTGGGTGCATTGAAAATGCATACGAGTAAATGTTTCTAATCGGGCGCGACAACCTTTTTTCAAACGGTACGTAATACTTAAAGTACGTGTGGTCCGAGGACGTCATGTTCGGCAACTGGTTACCTTGAATGAAGAATCGCGCCTTGTCCATGACCGGGTCGAAGAACGTGTTCAACTGGTCGAAGTTCACGTTCGAGCTAAAGTTGAACCGGTTGTGTATGTAAAAATTCCCTTCCTCGGTCTCCCCGGTCTCTTTCACCACACCAGAGTTCTCGAACTTTGTGTTGCGGAAGAACCAGTGCAACGTCTTCACTGGAATGTTTGGCACGAGTTGGTTCTTGATGACCGTGGTGTTTAGTTCGGTCGTCGCCACCGGGTGCTTCTTCACGACGTCGGTCACCCACAGACCCCTCTGGTTCATGACGTACAGACGCTCCTCCGGCGTGGTGGTGATCTCCTCGGTCACGATGTCGAACTCGGACAACGTCAGGGTCTGCGCGGTGTTCGCGAAGAACGTCTGTGGATGGAATTTAAATTCAAACACAATCTTCTGACGGTGACAGGCGCACGCGGGGAAATACGGACGATTAGGTTGGTTCGTCTCGTACTCGTCCGCGGCGTACTTGCGAGAAAAGAAAAAGTTCAACGGCACCACCACATCGGACGCGTACTCGGCAAAGTTGTTCGCGCTGTCCGACGTGTCGAAGGCGAGCGAACGGTTCAGGAGGAAGCGGTTCGCCACTTTTTCCGACATCTCGGTGTACATCTCGTCGTGAATGATGCCCCAATCTCCCCAAAACGTTTCAACCTCCATCTCGTCCACGTACATCTTCACGTACTCAAAGATGTGTCGCCCCACCTGGTCGGCGTAGTTGCCACCCGCCTCGAGCGCGGGAAGGGTCAGGCTCACGTACATGTTCGACAGATAGTCCCCCATGTTCGTGCGTGGGTCGTACTCCACTTTGATCGTTTCCCCGAACGGCCACGTGGCTTGTCGGTTCGATGGGGCGACGATGTTTCGGTTCCTATGAAACTTGCGAAAATCAGCGTGTTGTTGGGTGTTGTAATTAAAAAAACTCTGTTCTGGGTCTTTTGAAAGCAGGTACGTGTCCTGTTTACCGATGGCGCTGAGTGCGACGTGCGCAGCTTCGCCCATGCTTACTTTACGCGTACAATTTTTTGAGGTCGTTCTGCCACATCTGGACGTGTGCGATTTTTTTCAACGCCTCGAGGTCCCGCGTAGCCTGTGCGGCGTCGCGCATCAACTCTTCCACGGCTTCGTGCGTGTACTGATAGGTGCGAATGTTCAGGAGGTAGTCAAACTTGCCATCAATCATGGGGAACGTGTGCAACATTTCTTGTTCGAGTTCACCCCTCTTGCGCTTGAACACGCGAAGCTGGCCTTCGACCACCATCTTGACGAACAAGGCTTTGTGAGTGCACACGCGCGCGCGGCTTTCGTACTCTTTCAAGAGGTGTTCTTTGCGTTTGACGTAGTAGTTCATGCGCACGGACACAAAGTCCGAGAGAATCTCCTCGGGGGTGTCGTAGCGATGGATGCCCCTCACCGGGTGGAACAAGTGCATGTTTGACGTGTGAATGACTTTGCGAAGTTTGAAATCCTTCACGGGGTCCGTGCCCGCGTAGCCACTGATGATGAAGTGCACGTCCTCGATGGTGCTCTTGTTGGTGTATCCCGAGATGACTTTTTTATCCACGAGTTCGTCCAGGTATTCTTTGAAATCTTGAGTCCATCGTCCAGGGGGGAGTTCCACGACCACGCCGTCTTTCCAGATGCCTTCGGCGAACCACGACGCTCCGTCGTGCGCGATGGTGCCCTTGAATCCCCTGTAGTACGGGGTCATGGACACGACGGGTTGGCCCGCGAGAATGCGTTCGATGTTCTTCACGATGTCTTTGGGGTTGAACGGTGGCACCGAACAACTGAACCCCGTGCCGATGCCTTCCGTGCCGTTCACCAGGACCATGGGTATGATTGGTGCGTAAAACTCGGGTTCGATGGGTCGACCGTCGTCTTCGACGCGCGTGAGCACGGGTTCATCCAGGGGGTGAAACAGGTGTCGAGTCTCCGGGGCCAACTTTGTGAAAATGTACCTCGTCTGCGAGGCATCTTTACCACCCATGAGACGCGTGCCGAACTGCCCACACGGGGCGAGAAGGTTTATGTTGTTCGACCCCACGTAGTCGTTCGCCAACTTGACGATGGTGTCGGCCAGGGACACTTCCCCGTGGTGGTACGCGCTCTTGTCCGCGACGTACGCCGCGAGTTGTGCCACTTTCATCTCCTCCTTTAAGTTTTTGTGGAAACACGCGTAGAGCACTTTGCGTTGCGACGGTTTCAAGCCATCCACGACGTGGGCGATGGACCGTTTGAGGTCAGCCATGCTGAAGTTCACGAGGTCTTTGTGCACGAAATCGCTGATGGTGATGCGCTCGACCTGGCCGTACGGGATTTCAAGTTCGGTGGGGTTCTTCACGGACGTGGACAGGAGCCAGGTTTTGCGTTCGTCCGCCTTCTTCTTGTCAAACGCGAGCGTCATGGAGGCGTCGGTCATCGCGTCCACGTCGAATTTCACCACCAATTGTTGGATGTTTTTGAAATATTCCCTCGCCTCTTGGGACGTCGACGTCCCGAGACCTTTGTAATATTTAATTTTCCACCCACCGTAGTGATTGTTCGCGTACCACTGACGAAACGCGTGGTCGGTGTAGAAACTGATGGTCTCCTTCGCCTTGCTCACCTTGATGATGGGGGTCACCATGCTCTCCACAAAGTTCAACCCGAGGAGGGAGGGCCAAAAGTAATGAAACATGTTCAGAAGGAGTCCTTTGATGTGCGAACCGTCGTTATCGGCGTCGGTCATGATGAGCAGACGTCCATAGCGAAGGTCTCTGGTGTCCGCGTACTCCTTGCCTTGTTGCAATCCGAGGATTTTCTTGAGGTCTGAGAACTCTTTGTTTTCCGTGAGTGTCTTCACCGACGCATCGCGCACGTTCTTGCATTTGCCACGGAGTGGGAACACGCCGTAGTAATCCCGACCGACCACGGAGAGCCCAGCGACCGCCAACGTCTTGGCCGAATCCCCTTCGGTCACGATGAGCGTGCATCGATGCGACTGCGCCGTCCCGGCTTTGTTGGCGTCGTCCAACTTGGGTATCCCCGATATTTTTGACTTTTTCACACCCGCGTCCGTCTTCTTCAACTGTTGCATCTCTTTGTACTTGGACAGCGTCTGGAGTTCATCCTGAATCCCCGAACGGAGCGCCGCCTTCACGAACGTCGGTGGTGGTTCGAAACGACTGCCAAAGTCGGACACTTTGGACGTGCACTCGGACTTGACCTGCGACGAAAACGTCGGGTTCTCCAGCGTAGCCTTGACGAAGATGAAGAAGGTGTTTCGCACTTGTTGCGGTTTCAAGTTGAACTTGGTGCCTATGGCGGCGACGATTTGCGACGTCGCGTGGTCCACGTGCGTGCCACCCTTCGTGGTGCATATGCCGTTCACGAAGGACACGTGTTCGAAGCCATCCTGTGAGGGGGCGATGCACACGGACCAACGGTCGGAGGTGGTGCTCACGATGGCGTCCGTGTTGGTGTACATCGCCGCGTACTTTTCAAAGGACATCTTACCCAGGGGTTCGCCTTGGAACTTGACTTTGCAGTTTGATGACGTGCACACGTTGCAATCCCACACCCTTTTTTTAAATATTTCATAGACGTCGTTCGTCATCCCATGCATCTTAAAGCGTTTCCAATCCGGTATGAAGGTTATGCTCACCACCGAGGTGGCACCTGCAAATTTTTTAATCTTTGGGGGGGTGCACTGTGTCATATTATGACTCCAACTTTGAGTATACGTGAGTTTGTTCTCACCATCTTTAATGACAATCTCAAACTTTGTTGAATATATGTTTGCCAGCTTGGCACCGTACCCGTTCCTCCCACCCACGATCCGTTTCTGCGCGTCGTCGTAGTTCGTGCTCGTGAGGAGGTGGCCAAACGTCAATTCGGGGTTCCACACGCCTTCGGTGGCGTGCTCTCTCACGGCGATGCCACCGAGGGGGCCGTTGTTCGATATGGTGACCGAGCCGACATCTTTGTCGACGTCGACGAGGATCGAGCTCACGCCTTTGGGATACAGGCTGTTGCGGTCGATGGCGTTGACCAGGATTTCGTCGAAAATCTTCAACAACGCCGGACTGTACTGCACGGACTTTTTCACGAACGCGTGGCCCTCGATGATCCAGTACGGTTCGCGCGTCACGTCGACGGGGCCGACGTAGCTGTCGGGGCGCTTGAGAATGTGTTCGATGTGTGTGAGTTTTTGGATCGTCTCCGTCATGATGCGCCGGATTGTGGGGGGTACATGAAGGTTTCCATGTCTTGAATCCATTTGACCAACGCATCACGGGGGATGCTTTGCGAAATATATGGTGGTATACGAGAACGTCCAGTTTCCCTATCACGCAGGGCTTTGAAATTTGGTTTTTTATAATTCTGAAAACAATAAAAACATACTCTGCGCACGCGTTT